GGAACACTTGAATGTATACTCATCAACTGGTCGCCCAACCCGTAATCTTCGGCCAACCTCACTCTCTACCTTCATCTCAGCCCCCTCTCTACTCCAAGTCGATATTCGGCCCAGATAAGCACCTCGATAGATATATGAGCCTTGATATGTATCTACGCTCATTTGCCCCTATTCCCGCTCGGTGTCGAACGTCCGCTCACACGTCGCGCACACCAGCACCGAGGCGGGGTGGTCGGGGTACCGGTAAGCAACCTGCCCTTCGCACCCTTCCAGCGGGCACAGCACCTTGACCTCGACGGGCTCGTGTGACTCTCGTAAAGTTCCCTCCACCATCTCCATCCTCGCATCCCATCCTTTCATCAGGCTGACCAGGGCGCTCGCCGTCTGTAGCTCGGCATCGTCTGGCGGCTCCTGGTCCTGTCCGTTGCCGCCGTCCGGCACGACCACCACCACCGGCGCCTCGTCCCCCGGCTCTTCTTCCGGTTCCTCCGGGACCTTGAACCATTCGGCCTTGAGCACTTCGCCCACGTCCGCCACCCCCAACGCTTCCAGTATGTTCGTCCACACGATGCGCACCATCTCCAGGGCCATCTCGTCGGGCAGCAGGCTGAGGTACGGCAACAGACCGTCGCGCAGGATGCCGCCCAGGGCGGTGGCGATGGCGGTGAGGTCATCCTCGATCAGGCGGTCGGTGTTGACGTCCACCGACATGTCCTCGAACTCTGCGTGTTCGGTTTCGGTCGGGTACGTGGTCGCCGCCCAGGCCACGATGCGAACCATGCGCCTGAACTGCGCGCCCCAGAACTGCTGGTAACGCGACCACTGCCTCATCAAAGGCGTTTCCATAGCAGTCGCAGTAGCGAGGCGGAAGGCATCCCCTGCTCCCAAATAATGAGGGAATATGCCGCCGCCTATCCCGGCCATCATCAGCAGCGATTCACCGTCAATTTTAGCGTCGCTGGCCGCCGTGCCTTGCGACAGGCGGGTGAGCTCGGCAGCCTCGTTCTCGGTCCAAGTTGAACCGGCCACCGCAGGCGGGTTAGTATCGCGCCCCGTCCCGCTGCTAACGAGCGAACTCTGCAACCGGGTCGCCAGCGCGTCTACCACCCGCTGCCCCGCGTTCTGCCCTTTCAGCTTATTGACGTACATCGCCGTAGAAGCGGTAACGGACGCTCGGTCTTCGCGGAACTTGGTGTGCGCCCTCGACCAGACCGACCCTGCCGTGTAGATGGGCCAGCCCCGCAGGTTCGTCTTGCGGTTGTAAGCGATGTGCATCATCATCACGTCGGTATCGTCGTTGACCGTCTCGGCCCTGGTCGCGTCGTCGGGCAGCGTCACCGTCCCGGCCTTGCCGTTGATGTGGCCAAGGTAGTCGGGGTAGTAGATCGTCTTGACGTCGCCCTGCTCGGTGGCCTTCAGTTCCCGCTTGTAATAAACAGGGGTCATCTCGTCTTCCGGCTCGGTGACGATCTCCGTAACTTCTTCGGTCCGCACCAAGCGGAGCGTCACCGTGCCGTCCAGCTTGCTCACGAAGAACACCAGGAAGAACTCGCCGTCCACCAACAACCTCTCGGACAGCACGGCGATCCTGTCGTCGGCCAGGATGTTGGCGTTCTCGTCGGCGGTCCAGAAATCGGTCCACACCTCTTGCAAGCCCTCGTCGGTGGGCGACACGGAGATCGCCGTCCCGAACCCGTAGTTCGTCCACAGCCATACAATCCATTGGGCGATCACGTCCCACATCCACAGCAGGCGGGACTCCTTGACCGCCCTGGCGCGGGCCTGCTCGTCGCCCGTCGTCATGCCCGATATGATGGTATACTGCGTTTCGAGTCGTTGCACCAGGTCCCAAAGTTGCGTGGACTCCGTCTCCTTGAGCAGGGTGGCGAGGTGGTCCGGGGTGACGACGTACGGCCCCCGGAGGTAGGCGTCCTCCATGATGGCGAGGCTGTCCTGCATCCTCTGGCGCTCGCCGCCCAGCATTAGATCAGCGAACCGTTCTCTGATTCCCACGTTCCTTCTCCTTCGCACCCCGTGAGGGGATTCGTTCCCCTGCTTGTAGCGCGTGCGCTACACCATCCAACCCTCAGGTAATTTCTGTCCTTCCGCTTCTCGCTCACGTGCTTCGTCAAAGGCTTTGAACATGTCCTCCGACGTTATCTTGCCGGACCTGTGCCAGAACGAGACCGTGCCACCGTCCGGGCCGACCGTGCTACCGTCGAGCGCCAGGCTTTCCTCGTACTCGACCGGTTCGCGTGGCTCGCCCAGCCAAGAGTTTTCCGGGCACGGTTCGCAGGTCACGGCGACATGCTGGAACGAATTGTCGACCAGATGGTCCGCTATCCGGTTCAACGGAACACCGAACACATCGCTGTCAGCCCATTCTAAATAGGAGTGGACCTGTTCACCGTCTACGAACACCGTCACCTTGCGCGGCACAGAACCCACGGTCGTCGAGACGTGACGCCACTGCGGTTCCATGAACTTCACCAACGGGGCCAGCACTGCCGCGCCCACCGTCCCGGCGATCGCCTTCAAGAACCCTCGCCTGTCCATCGTCTCTCTCCTTCACCTGATGTGCGGGTTGATGGTCGCCGGCATGTAGAGGATCTCCCGCTCCTCCACCGGGTCGGTCATCCAAGTTACGATCCCTCGTAACGCGTCGAGCATGTGGAACATCTCCTTGTTCAAGATACGGTCGGTCAAGTTGCCGGTGGTCTTGTCCTTGTACCGCTGATAGGAACCAAGCTCTGCTTTGATATTACCACAGTTGTTGAAAATAAGTAAATCTTTTGTAGCAAAAGTGGCATAAACCCGCATGATCTGCGACCAGACGGACATCTTCAGGGCCGGGTCCTCGGTGGGCGACTGCAGGTCCAGACCATGGCCCATCCAGTCCACCCGCGGCTGCCGCTCGCCTGGCCCCCCGCCAGCGTAGGCCAAGATATACTCGCCCTGCCCCAGGGCCAGGATGTCTCCAACGTGCTTTTCGGTGGTCTGCCCGAAGTCACCCTGGTGCTCCCGGTACAGGTATAGTTTCTGCTTTCCGGGGTCGAAGGCCAGCCACACCGCCGCGATCTTGTCGCCCAGCGGATCTATTCCGACGAACCGGGGCCAATCATGCGGGATCTCGAAGGGCTCCACGTCGTGCACCTTCGGCTCGTACACGTCGTAGATCAGGCTCCGCAACTTGGCCGCTAGGCCCTTCCAGAACATGAAGAACTCGTCTTTGGGCATCGTTTTCTTCGCTTCCTCGAACTCCTCCATCGGGTAGGACGGGTTGGCGATGGAGTCGAACTGGATCAGAGCGATGTCATCGTTCTCCCGCAGGGCCATCTCCGCGCCGCGCTCGTCGATGATCTGTTCTGTCGGCTCCGTATCCTCCAAAGGATCGAGGAAGGTCTGTTTTACCCAACCAAGCGCGTAGAGGGTCGTGGTGATCAGCGCTCGTCCCTGGTGCAGGGCCAACCGCCGCCTGATGGCGTGCCAGGCTTGGAAACCGAAGCGTAGTTGCCCGGCCTCGTCCAACCACGCCGCCTTCGCCGTAGCCGCCTCCAGGCCCCCCTCGCTGTCCGCCGACCTGAGTATGATCCTGGCCCACATAGGGTCCTTACTCGTCTTGGCATAGAACCGTCCGTCTGGTTCGGCGTTTTCACGGATCTCAATGACGCGGTCACCGCCCCAATAGCGACCGATGCCGCTCAGTTCCTCGAACACTTTGAGCAGGGCCGGCAACTGGCGTAGCTTAAAGAGATCATAAGTCGCTGTAGCCGCGATGTAATCTCCTGCCCCTTCCCGCTCGATCTCCCGCTTGAGCCACCACGGTCCCCAAGATGTTTTACCGGCCTGTGTTCCTGAGATCATCGCCACCCACCGCTTGTCACTGTCCCAAGCCCAATTCTGGCCTATGTGGAACGGGACCGGTGACTGCTCATCGGGCCCTACCAGATGACGGTCAGGCCAGTCCAGATAGACGGTCGGCGTCGTCGGGACCACCATCCCCCGCGCCGCCATCACCGCTTCTATCGCTGCCATCTCCCGTAGCACCACCGGCGAGTAATTCTGCATACTTCTCCATCAACTGTTCGTCGCTCATCTCGGCCACGGCCAGCAGGTATTCTGGTAGACCCCGCGCCGTGCGCTCCAGACCGATACCTTCTTTCAGATACAAGCGGGCCTCCGCAGGTGACAGTTCCTGCAAATGGCTTTCCAATTGCTTCAGGCGCTGGCCACCGACAGACTGTAGCCCGATACCAATCTGCACATGGCGGCGAACCATCTTCTCCCGCTCGTCTTGCTCAATGACCAGCCGCTTCTGGCGCTCGTGTTCATCCCAGGCTTCGGCTCGCTCCCGCCACTTCCATTTCTTAGCATTCCTAAACCACGCCTCAGCTACATTCGTTGCTGCGCTTTTTTGTTCTTGCCTGCGCTTTTGATTGACTGCCCCCAATAGCGAGCGCTCCGGTCCCATGGGACGATAAACGGAGTCAAAACGCGACCACCACAGATTAGGCTCAAGCTCATCAGTGTCAGGATGACGCTGGCGATCCCAGAGATTAGTCATCAGTCACCAATTGCGGCTCCAGACCCATGCCCTGCAAACGTTCCAGCGTCACGGCGACGTATTCCGCTCGTATCTCAGCACCATAGACAACTCGTCCACTTCGTTC